GCTCAGCTTCATCTATATTTTCGGCTTCTGCTTGTGCTTCAGTTTCAGTTTCGGCTTCTGCTTCTGTTTCAGCTTCATCTATATTTTCGGCTTCGGGTTGTTCAATACTTTCTGTCTCTGGTTCATCTATATTTTCTACAATGGCTCCTTTAATCTTGTCTGAAACTATTAGGTTTTTTTCATTTAATAGTCCAAAAATCTTTTCGAGGTCTTTGAAAAATTCAATATGTAAATCATAAATAATTATTTTAGAATTGGATGTTAGTTTCACAATTTCTTTGTATGTAATATTATCTTTTATCCTTATAATATTGTTTTGAACCCCCGTAACAACCCCATTACTGTCTTTTATTACTTTTTCATCAAATTCAAAAATATTAAGAATTGTTTCATTAAATAATTTATTGCGATTGGATGTATATTCGGTGAACATGTTCTTAACAATTTTGATAATTCGCTCATATACACGGTTTTCGTCATTTATAGAAAAATTGGAGGTTAATGTTTTACATAATTTATTGTATTTTTTAAATTCTTCAAATAATTTCTTCAGCTCATCGTCTTTAGATTTTAATTTATAATTATATGGTTTAATTAATTCGATTTCTAAGTTTTTAATTTTTTCAAGTATTTTTGGAGAAGTTTCGTATACTTTATTCATATTATTTGGGTTGAAGAGTATATTTTTTTTAAATGTGCTATAAATATAATCTGTATCGCATAATATATCAAATACCCCAGAATCATGTAGATTTTTGGTAAATTTATCTAAATTGGCTGGAAATTCCATATTGATATTGGTTTCGGTTTCATCAATATTCGATTCAAAAATAGCGTTGATGAATGCATGAAATACGTTATGATATTTAATTTTTTTAGAGGGTTTATCATTGTCGGGTTTATCATCATCGGGTTTATCATCATCGGGTTTATCATCATCAATTACTACATTGCTTAATTCTTCATTGTATATATCTTCATTATCGGGTTTATCCTCACTTTCCGAATTAGAATTTCCGGTAAATAAATTACGGAAATTATCAAATAATCCTCCGCCCATTTGGTTAATCTCCCTGTCATTAAAAGTTTTGCCTAATTCAGTGGTTTCATCTGATTCAGCAATTTCATCTGCTTCTACTGGTTCTACTGGTTCTACTGGTTCTACTGGTTCTCCCGATTCTTGTATTATAGCATTCTCTTGAGTTTGCAATTTATTTTTCTTGCTGGCTAATTCGGGGTGATTTAAATTATGATTAAATGTGCTATAAATACCCTTGATTAATATATATAATTTAACAAAATTAATAGCAACTATTTTACATAAATATTTCTGTTTTTTTGGTCTTATTACTCTCTGATCGGCATTATTTTTATACATAAAATCATTATTGTGTATATCATTCAAATTGAATATATATAAATCTTTGGATGTATTAAATTTAACATCAAATGGTATTTTGATTTTTTTAACAGCATTTAAATACAGTTCCTCTGATAATATATATAACTCGTTGCATTCATCACTAAAATCGGTATTTTTTTCATATACATTGGCGTAATTATTAAAGCTGGCAGACTTATATAAATAATTACCGAACGTTTCTTTAATAAATTCGTCGAATTTTTTATTTACCAGGCTCTTAGGTAATTTGTTAGAATTATCTGAATTGGAAAATAATGCGTCAAAGTTAATTAAATTAGACATATTATAATAAGTAAATAAAATTATTTATTATAAAATTGATAAAAATATAATTAAAACATATTTGGATGCTAATATTAAAATTACCTCATGGAACTTATACCGGATTGTAAAACGGTTTCTAACAAAGAATCAAATACAAGCGAACGCAACAACACTAAAAAAAATAGAGTTCGTTTATCTAACCGAAAAGATATAACTAAAATGTGGAATTTATTTGAACAAGAGATCGGGGGTGATACCAGTAGTAATAGTAAAAAAACACAATTGGAATGTATATATAGAACAGATGCTGTTTCAGATGAAAACAATGAAGATAATGATATATGTAGTGCATGTAAAACAACGCTGTTTATAGGTGACGAGGGCTTTTTGAGTTGTCCCAACCCTAAATGTGGTATTATTTATAAGGATAATTTAGATTTGGGAGCCGAATGGAGATTTTATGGTGCCGACGATAATCAATCATGTGATCCAACAAGGTGTGGTATGCCTATTAATCCATTGTTAAAAGAATCTTCGTATAGTTGCAAGGTTTTATCTAATGGAAAATTAAGCCATGAAAACTGGAAACTCAAAAGATATACAGCCTGGCAATCGATGCCATATAAGGAGAAATCTCAATATGATGAGTTTCAATTAATTACAATCATTTCACAAAACGCAGGAATATCCAAGATGATAATTAATGACGCTACAAGATACCATAAAATTATATCTGAATCGCAAACATTTAGAGGGTTAAATAGGGATGGAATTATTGCCGCATCGATATATATTTCATGTCGAGTAAATGATTTCCCACGAACAGCAAAGGAGATAGCATGCATATTTAATTTGGATAATACCAGTGCTACTAGAGGATGTAAAAACGCTCTATCTATCATCAATGATATTGAACATGAGAACTCACAAAGCGAAGGCATTATAAAATTAAGCAAAACCACGCCATTATCATTTATAGAGCGATATTGTAGTAAATTAAATATTAATAATGAACTGACTATGTTATGTAAATTCATGGCTAAAAAAATAGATAGGTTGAATTTAATTCCTGAAAATACCCCGCATTCTATTGCTGGTGGTATTATATATTTTGTATCCCAAGTTTGTAATTTGAATATTTCCAAAAGTACTATAAATCTGATTTCAAAAATCAGTGAAGTAACAATTAACAAATGCTATAAGAAACTGGAGAAACATAAATTGGATTTGCTCCCTGCGAAAATATTAACAAAATATACTTCATGAATTAGATAGTGTTTATATTATCTATTTTATGTAAATTATTGTCTATTTTATGTAAATTATTGTCTATTTTATATAAATTATTGTCTATTTTATATAAATTATTATCTATTTTATGTAAATTATTATCTATTTTATGTAAATTATTATATATATATATATATATATATATATATATATAATAATGGGGGTCCCAAAAATTGTATTTATAGTTCCTTATAGAAATAGAGAGCATGAGAAATTACATTTTTCTATTTATATGCAATACATTATGGAGGACTATGATATAAATGATTATGAAATATATTACAGCAATCAAATAGATAACAAACCATTCAGTAGGGGCGGAACAAAAAACATTGGTTTTTTGGCAATCAAAAATAAATACCCCGACGATTATAAAAACATCACTTTTGTTTTTAATGACGTTGATACATTACCATGTGTTAAAAATTCACTGGATTATATAACAACGACAGGCACAATAAAGCATTTTTTTGGTTTTACATTTACACTAGGTGGAATTTTTTCAATTACAGGTGGAGATTTTGAGAAGTGTGATGGATTTCCCAATTTGTATGGTTGGGGGTTAGAAGATAATGCAATGCTAGATAGAGTAACTAGAAATAAAATGAAAATAGATAGAGACGTGTTTTATATACCCGGAAAGGGGAACGATATAATTTCTTTAACTAGTGGTCCGATGCGATTAATAAATGATAAAGACCCGAGTAATTATAATTTGCGCAGATTCAATGATAACTTAACCAATATTAAAAACTTAGATTATACTATAATTTCCAACAAAGAAAATGCTATAAAAAAAAATACCAATGAGTTTATTATAAATATTCTGAAATTTGATAGTTTATTATCACACATAGCAGGCGAATTTTATCTTAAAGATATATCAAAGGGTTCTAAACTATATCCTAATTTACTTCAAAAGCAACGAACACGATCTCTTTGGTCTATGAATAGATTTATGAAGTGATTATTAAAATCTATATAAGATTTTAATAATTAACATATTAATATTGATATTATATATAATATCAATATTAATAATTAACATATTAATATTGATATTATAATATTTTGTATTATATATAATACTTTATACAAATGTCAGATAAATCGATTGAGTGGCATATGCAAAGCAAGGAGCTTTCGGGCGAAATGTATGATTTAACAGCAAGTTCAAGTATAAGCGCTACAGGTAAAATTAAATTCAAAGAGGCTAAGAGAAATGGTATATCAGAGACATTCGATAAATATATATACGAATTAGATTATATGACAGACGACCAGACAGACGACAAATTTTATAAACGAATGGATAGATTTAATTTTTTACAAGATTGCCAGAATATCGATAAAATGATAATGGAAGAACCCAATATTAGCAACGAGTTAAAGCAACCATATTTACAAAAATTATTCAGTTTTACTTGTAATTATTTAAATGGTGGTGATGGAATCAATCAACATACAAAACAACCTATAATTGTAATTCTCTCGGGTGGAAATGTAACCGCCATATATATAAATCTCTTAAAAAATGTACTTAGCAATGAAGATGAAATTAAAAAATTAATCTCCAAATATTTCGATGGTATAGGGGGCGAAAGCATTGAAAAAATTGAAAATATTTTAACAAAAATAAGAGAATTATTTGCTGAGGCTGAGGCCCAGGCTAAGGCAGAGGCGGAGGCGGAGGCGGCGGCGGCAGAGGCTGAGGCAGAGGCTGAGGCTGAGGCTGAGGCTGAGGCTGAGGCTGAGGCTGAGGCCGAGGCTGAGAATGAGAAAAAGTTAACCGAAGAAATAATGGAACCTATACAGCGATTAAATGTCGAGTTAAATGATACTAATTTAAAGTTAAGCGATTTAGATTTTATTATAGTCCCAAATAAGTTTGATAATATAAGGGATCTTTTTCCTTCTACCAAATCTAAAGGCGGTGGAATGCCGACGGATATGGATGAGACAAGACCCAGTTCCAGACCCATACGAGAAAAAAGAGCCCCAGACCGTTTAATAGATAAACCAGTGGAACAGGTGAAAAAGAGAAAACAAACCACCAAAAAAGATACTACTCCTGCTCCTGTTCCTAAATCAAGAACCCAAAAAAAAATTTCAAGGGTTCAAGACAATACAGAAAACACAGTTCAGTCTGATGTTAACACAGAAGGCGTATTATTAGTTAGATTAAAGACGGCCAATAAATATCTGGATTTACAAAAATCAACCAAAGAGATGCCGGAAGAAATAAAACAAATAGTTGGAAATGTAAATAAGTATTATAAGGCAAATGAAAAAGCATGCTCTGATGATTTGGATAAATTAAAGACTACCATACAGTTGCTGAGACAACCTCAATTATTTAGACACGATTACTTAGAAAACCCTGATATTGCTGTTTTATGTAAAAATTATTTGTTAAAGATGAAGGCGCAAAAAAAATTAATTTCAGAAATGACAGATTTAAATTTAAAACATCTAATTGATTATTTATCAACTCCAAACCGGAATGATAACGTGGAATTGGTCCCTGGGAGCGATGAAGAAAAACATGAAGAAGAAGACGACTCAATAAAATTAGCCAATTTTATGAAGTTTATACATATTAATGGAATACGGCAAAATGAGCTGATAGCGAAATTATGTAGAGACGAAGATACAAAATACCGAACAGCAGGACATGTTGTTGATAATTTTAAGTCTTTGGAAACTATCACCAATAGGAAAGATCCACTTGTTAAAATAATGTCTGAATTAGTATTAGAATTTTCTAATAATAATGCTATTAAAAATACACTAAAAAGAATTCATAACACATTTACGGGCAGTGAAAATAATAAAGGTACATTCGCAAATATTACACCTGCCGTATTTAATTTGTCCCGGCTACATAAAAGATTGACTTATTCTATAGGAAGTTTAATTAATCCTGAAAAGAGTAAAATAGAAAATATGATAATACCAAATAATTCAAAAATATCAACAAATATTTTTACACCTGTAAAAATAACATCAGATTCCGGTTATGAAATGTCCGACGATGAACTAAATGAACTATTAAAAGGAGCACTGGACACAGATAATGCATACGCGGGTATGTTAGAACCGGACTTGAATCACCTAATCAAACGGTTTGAAACACTTAAATTATCTCCTTCTGGTGGTCGTAAGAAAACGCATAAAAGAAGAACGAGAACAAGAACAAGAAGAAGAACAAGAACAAGAACAAAGAAATATAAAGCACGTAGAAGTAAAAAACATTAAATCAATAGTTCAAGATGATAGAATAATCCCAAAAAGGATAACAAGAGAAGATACAATTTTTTTATATGTTATTAATTCTTTAAAAATCAATGTATCAAATACGGTTGTTAATACAATACCGCCGCCACACCAAATAGTATATGCTACACTCAGGGAATATTTATTTAAAGTTTTGGGGAATGTATAAAAAGCAACAGCATAACCACTATACACAGGTAAAAACCAGCGTTTATCAGCAATTGTATATTTCAAACAACAAGTAGATAGAGTTTCAAGTAGAATAGACCCGATTAGATATAAATCTGGTCTATCTAATAATAACATTGTTATTGGTTCATTTATACGAGCAATATTGGTAATAGCGGGTGATACTAACCGAGTGGAAGTTAATACCGGTATAATTAGATGGTTGATACTTTTTTGAGCGTGCATATGTGGATAGATCATTGTGTCGTAATATATTGTGCTTATTCGTTTATTATTTATTTATATATATATAAATAATACCTTTCTATTTTATAATTTTATATTGTATAATTATATAATATAATTATATAATATAATGGTAAATAGTATAGTTGGTCAGGGAACATACGGCTGCGTAATAAAACCGGCATTAAAATGCAAAACCAGTAAAGTAAAACATGGGGATAAAATTTATAAAAATAAAGTGTCTAAAATTATGTTTGATGAAGACGCAAACGATGAATTAGAAGAAATGAAATTATTATCGTCAATGCCTGATATAGGGAAATATGCTGTATCAACGCCGAAATTATGTAAGCCAGAATTAGATAAACAATTTGATAATATTGTAAAAAAATGTAATAAGACGACGGTGAATGTTAATAAGTATTTTATTGATGATAAAAAGCGTTTGTCTCAGTTATTATTAGAAGATGGTGGTATAAATTTAGAGGAAGCAACGCAGGTGCTTTTTGATAAAGTTGTTGATGATTACGAAGCAAAGGTTTTTTATACTTCTCTTTTAAATTTATTTGAAGGGTTAATTTTTTTTAATAAAAATAAAGTCATTCATTTTGATATAAAACCGATGAATTTAGTATATAATTTTGATACAGGTATTTCTAAATTTATTGATTTTGGTCTAATGAAAACACATGAAAAAGTTGTAAAAGAATATAGCAATAATACTGCATGGTATGCTATTAGACATTTTAATTTTCCACCCGAAAACGAATATGGATTAAAATCGTTATTTTATCTGGCTGTGCCTGCTGAAAAATATAGAGACCATTTCAAAACGTACGATAGTTTTTTACAAAAACTAATCAAAACATTTGATAGTTGGGGATTATGTGTCGCATTATATAATGTTTTTAATTATGCTAAAATTAAAGATACCAAAAATAGGACATTTTTGAATGAATCAATAGAGTTATTTCTAACATTTGCCAGTGATAATATAAATAACAGAGACGACCGTTTAAATCTGTTACGCGATTCATATACCAAATTATTAAAAGATTATAATATTTATACTCTAAAAAAACAATCACAATACGTTTCACCTAAAATAAAAAAACAAGTTGATAGTATCAAAAATAAGAATATGGACGATAACGTTTTAAAAGCAAATTGCGATATAAAAAATAAAGATTTAAATCCATTAACAAAAAGATGTTTGAAAAAATGTGAGGATGGATTTCTGAGAAATGAAAAAAATAGATGTATTAAAATTAAAAAACCAAAAATTAATACTACTACTACTAAAAAAAAACCAAAAGTTAATACTACTACTACTAAAAAAAAATCTACTGGAAATAGAGAAGTTGCTTCCCTGCACCAGATTAAACAGTGGAATGATATCGAAAAAAAATGTCTTAAACAAAATAAAGATTATAATCGATTAACAAAAAGATGTAATAAATTATGTAAAAACAACCAAATACGGAATGAAAACTTTAAATGTGTTACAAATAAATAGCAATTTTTTGTTAGATATAGAAAAATTTGAACTTGTTATATTTAATGTTACTTAATAACATTAAACAAAAACAAACTAATAATATCATCAACCAACTCTATGTCGATTAATTCGCTTGCAAACATGTCTCCTTTTGCCGATAGCCAAATGATGCGCCTCGGTGTCCCCCCTCCCGTGGCCATATTTGCATGTATCATTCAGAGACTATCTAGCGAACACAATGCAAGTATCATTCAGAGTGTATTTCGCGAATACACTGTAAAAAGGCGCGCTACCGTGTATATGCAGAAGATTTGGAGGGGGTGGGAATTGAGAGAATTTTGGAGAGAATGCGTCTGTGACCGTTATTGCCCCCGGAATGTTTGTCGGTCTCACTTCGAGTACGAAGCCGAGGAGATCGCTGAGGCCGTCGCCTACTTGCGTTCCTTCAGTTGATATCCTAACTAAAAGACCCCCCCCAGTAAACTATAATTTGAAACTAAAAAATATATAATATACAAGATAATATTTAGTATATTATATATTTTTTAATGTGCTTAATTGGCGTTATTAATAATCCAATCCGGTTATTTATTCGCCGAAATCAATTAAATCTTCACAAATAACTTTTGGTGACCGTTTTATTATATTATTTTGTAATTCTATATTTAATTTCTCTAAAATTTCATATTTTTTTCTCGTTTTATCTAATTCATCTTTATATTCATAATTTAATTTTTTCATTTCTCTCAGTTCTTTACATTTATTATCAAACGCTTCATTTAAATTATTTGAAGAACCAAATTCTTCTTTATATAATTTATTTGCGGGATTAAGACATCTTTTCTTATGTTTTGCTGTATTAAAATGGCTAGCAATCATACTTGAATATTTTTTTGGATAAAATGTTGTTCCACAACAAATACAACCATTCGGAAATTTATTTTGCAAATCTCTAATGTTTAAATCAATTTTTTCTGTGTTTAATTCATTTAATTTAGCTTCATAATTAGGTATAACTTCAATTATAGACATCTCATTATTTATTATTGAATTTATAATTTTAAACTAATTTTTATAATATTTTATAAAATTTAGTTTTTTGGTATCGCGAATGATTTAAAAATCATCACCAAAATCAAAGGCTTTGTCTGGGTTTTCTACTTTTGTTGCTAAGCTATATTCGGCTGTCCTTCCCTCAAAAAAATTATTCTTCGTATCAAGTGAAATACTTTCCATCCAGTCAAATGGATTCGTGGTTCCATATATCTTATCTCCACCCAACTGAACGGCTAATCTATCGGCTATAAATTCTACATACTGCTGCATTAACATATCATTCATACCAATTAAACGACATGGCAGAGCATCATTGATAAATTCAAGTTCAATTTCAACCGCCTCTTTAATAATTTCTTCAATCTTGCTCTTTTTAAGTGGTCTCTCTAATTTATTATGTAGTAAAACGGCGAATTCTGTATGGAGTGCCTCGTCTCTTGAAATAAGTTCGTTGGAAAAACACAGACCAGGTAGAATTCCCCGCTTTTTAAGCCAGAAAATAGAACAGAAAGCACCACTGAAAAAGATGCCTTCTACTACAGCAAAAGCAACAAGACGAGTAGCAAAATTAGAGCGTTTGTCCTGAATCCATTTAATTGCCCAGTCGCCTTTTTTTTTTATACAGGGGAACTCGCCTAAAGCATTGAATAGTCGGTGTTTCTGTGTTGTATCTTTAATATAAGTATCAATGATTGTGGAATATGTGATAGAATGAATATTTTCCATCGCAATTTGTAGACCATAAAAGGCGCGTGCTTCGGCCAGTTGTACTTCGCCCATAAACCGTGTTCCTAAATTTTCAAGAACAATACCGTCGCTTGCAGCAAAAAACGCCAAAATCATAGATATGAAATGTTTTTCGTCTTCATTAAGGGCTTCCCAATGCGGCTTATCTTTGGATAGGTCAATTTCTTCTGCTCGCCAGAACAAATCTTCCTGTTTTTTGTACATTTCCCACACTTCCTTGTCCTTAATTGGAAACATAACATATCTATTATCGTCTTCTTTTAATAGTGGCTCAACAAATGTCTTGCTCATCCTAAATAATATATGTTTATATTTTTAAATCAGTTTTTTATATAATTTTCGAAATCAAGAATGAAATTTCTGGAAACAATCAATTAATATATATTATAATATTATAAATGAATGTTAGTTTTAATAGTCTAGTTAGTGTGGTAAATAACGAGAAATTAACAAATTTTGTTACATTTATAACTATAGCTTTAACAATCGGGTATTTCGTGAATAAAAATTACAACGCGATTGTATTGTTATATCTATTGGGAATGGTGATATATTTATTGTGTAAAAATGTATTATATAGTTTAGGAATTAGTATAATATTAACAAATATATTCATTTCTTCAAATATGATAGATGTTGATGATAATTTAGAAACACAGAAGAAAAAATCATAGACAATCATTGATTGTATTACATTACAATTTATCATATATTAAATAATAAAAATATAATTTATAATTTAATATTAATGAGACAGCTAGGAGATATAGGACAACAAACCGCATACGAGGATGGATTAGTGCGGGGAATATTAACTGATGTAAAAGAAAAAGAGCAAAAATTAATTAGTGAATATAATAATTTAAAAAATTTCAAAACTAATAATTATCAGGAATTTACACCACATATAAACGCCGAATTAGCTAGGCGCGAAGTTTTTTTAAAAAATAGAAAAAAATTATTAAAAGATCAACGCAGGGCATTATTAAAACTGCTAGACCATTTACTTACTGTTGATTCAAAAAAACAATTTTGCACTGAAAAATTATTAAATGAAATAAATAGGATCGAAGATGAATTAATTCCATATAATAAAATATAGTAAAATTTATATATATATTATATATAAAATGAAACCCGACGTTAATAACATTGTAAAAAATAAATATCTTCTTTATTTGGTCGCGTTGTTCGCGCTATTTGATATTTTAGGAAGTTTAAAAAGGCTAGAATTTGGTGCTGTCTTATTTTTCTATTTATCAGGAATGATTGCCTACTATTATACTAAAAACATGACATTGGTGTTGGGGAGTGCTTTAGTTGCAACCAATTTAGCACGAATGATTAAAAATATGTCAAATATCAAAGAAGGTTTAGAAAATGAAGACGAAGAAGGCAAAGAAGGCAAAGAAGGCAATGAAGGCAATGAAGGCAATGAAGGCAATGAAGGCAATGAAGGCAATGAAGGCGATGAAGGCAATGAAGGCGATGAAGATAACGAGGAGGAAATTAACTCGGATGCAGGGGACAATAAAGAACAAAATGTAAAAAAAAATACTCAAATTGCGCTACCGGGTAAAACATTAGAAATTAAAGCAACAAATAAAGCAACTGTTCGCACAGACAATGCTAATAAAAATGACAATTCAAAAAAGGATTCAGCTATTGGTGGTATTGATGTAAATAAATTGACCGAAGTAAACGATGATGCCACCTCAATACTAAATAATTTAGAGAAAAAAGGAATTAAATCGGGTTACGAAAATCAACAGAAATTAACGCCTGGTCTGTATAACATGCCCAATAAAAAACAATTGGAGAAACAACTGGGTCATGCAGACAAAATGGAAGCCGCGTACGATAATCTAGAACATGTAATTGGTGAAAATGGTATTAGATCTATGTCTGATTCTACAAAAGAGTTAGTTAGACAACAGAATGAATTATTAAAAGGACTAAAAGATATTACACCGGCCCTACACGAAGCTATGGGCGCTATTGGTAAAATTGACCTCGGTGGATTAAAATCAATGTTTAATTCGGTAACATCCAACCCACAATAAATTCTTCAATGTAATATTTTATATCTCAATATAATATATTATGTATGATTTAAAAGATGAAGCAAATATTATTTTTTTAATAGGAACAATATCGTATCTATATTTATTTTTATCATTGGTTAATAAAAAATATGATATAATATTTATTTATTTTACCATTTTATTCATTGGGTATTTTGTAGTGGGCAAAAGCATATATAAATATAATTTAATAATTTTATTGACAGATTTTTTATATTTTAAACCTACATTGAGAGAAGGTAATTTTGATAGTAAATTTGAATTGGGAAAATCAAACGCTGAAAGTAGTGATAAATTCACCAAAGAAGGCGGTTCAATTGATGTTGGTGGTGATATGAGTAAAGAAGACGGAAATGAATTAACGGGTAATTTTGATAAAAAAAATGCAGAAAATCAAAAAAAAAAGGATGCGGGTAAAATATCAAAGTAATACGATGAGAATAAAAAAAACACCAGCACCTATATATTTAATAAAAAATAAATATATAGATAATATAACGATGCCTAAAAAGTGTCCGCCCGGAGTAATATGTATTGAAAATATAACATTTATATTTTTTGGTTTATTAATTTTAACCACAATCGCTGTTTTATATATGAATTTTAATAATGGTAAAATGATGCTTGCGAAAAATCAGAACGGTTCTACTTTGTATAAAAATGAGAACAAATTCAATGATTATACTAATCACTCACCTAATCGCTGCCATTATCACAATCACAATCACAATCAAAACCATAATTCAAATAATGATATATTATTAAACCCATATAGCGCACCATTGAGAGATGACAGATTAATAAATAACGACAATTATAACGGATCAAGAATGCCGATTAATCAACCAACACAATCGCACGATACTACATATAGACAAATTGGTATTTTGACACGAGTCCAAGGAGGAGAAACGATGTTACCATTAATGGGACGCCCACTATTTAGTAATAGAGACAAATGGAATTTTTACACTATGAATGATAAAAATAATATGATAAAATTACCCATTACATTCAAGAATAAAAGCTGCACAAATGATCAAGGTTGTGACAACGTTTATAATGGAGATAAGGTATACGTAGAAGGGTATAATGATATATTCAAAGTAACTGTATATGATAATAATGTAATGCAATACATACCTTATTTATGATAATATATATTATATGCCCCCCAAGTTCATTGATAACCCTTCATTATAAATAATGCGATTTCACACAATAGAATTATATCTCAGAGAGTTTGAAAACAATAATTAAAAACAAAGTTATATATCTTAACATGTAAATTTAATTGTAATTTCAAATTAGCTAGATTAATGAAGTTACTAAATAATCACTTCCTAGAATTACAAGGAAAAAACTACCAATAAATGTGCGCGTTCTTTTATTTTTAACTGATTCTAAAAAATCCAATAAAAAATTTTATAAAGTTTGTATGATAATATTTTGAATTTAAAATATTATTATATACGGGTGAATTTAAATGGATGAATTCAGGGACTGTGTATATGGATTATTTTTGAACGCTGAAAGTAATCCGGCATCCATTCTACTCGAATTAAATTCACTGTCATATCCTGCTTGAGCGTTCATTTCACCGATAAATTGTGAGGATGGAAGATGGTTGGGTCCTCCGGTCGGCAATAACTGTCTATTATTGGTTATCATGTTTTCATCTCTGGTTATTGACATATTATTCTGGTTGTTGAATAAACTCATGGAACCCTGGTTAGTTCTCGACTCATATGTTTTATTCACGTTATTGCGCTGTGCAAATGCATTATTATAAGGGCGCAATCCACTATTGGGAGCGGAACCATTGCCGATGTAGTCTTTATTGGTGCTATCGCGCTGATTTTGAACAGGTTGATGTTGTTCCAGTTCGTATTCGGTTCGCTGGTTTTGTCCTTGAACATTAACGTAGTTCAAGTCAATTTTACCAGTAGTCATTTCACGATTAGTGGTTTTTGTAATATCATTATCATTATACACATGACCAGTCCGTGGACCACCATTAACATTACCCGATTCTCTCAAATTACCAATTGCGTTTTCTTTCCTGGTAGGTTGTAAAATATCCATTAAGGGAGCAAAAGCCGCTTTGGCCATACCATAAACCCCACCCATCGCTGGCATATGTTGTACGGTTGTTCTATTATTGGGCAGCAAGTTATAATTTTGAGAACCATAGTCGTTCGGGTTGGCTGAACTTTGACCTTTTGCCGTGGCATTCGAAAGCGGAAGACCACCTAAATTTTGTTTTTTGGACTCCTCATATGTAACATCGCTATAAGTTGCGTTCCCCGATGATGCACTTGTGCCGCCCCCATAATACTCTCGAGTGGTTTCCGATCTATTTTCCATAGGCATTATTTGACTACTTCTAATGGTTGGTGCTTGTTCGGCACCAGTAGTAGTGAACCATCTATCGGGACCCGATTCAAAATACTTTTCCGGATTGCGTTTTTCTATTTTACCGATTATATTATTTGAACCGCGAGATTGTATGTGAGAAGCGGCTGGTCCTTGGTGTCCATTTAAATCGTATGTTTGTTTCTGGTTTGTATCTACTCTTAACCCGTCTACATTTTTAGGCATCCAAGTTTCACGCGACATCATACCCGCGTTGAAACCACCATTTCCCTCGGTGCCACCAGTATTAATCCCATTTTTGTTTTGTGTGCCATAGCCTTGGTCTAAACCAGGACCAACGCGCTGTGGTTCCCATAAAGTAACATTATTCATTTTATTAGATTCATTCATTCTTGATTGAATAAATGAGGTATTATTAGCCGTGCCATGTGTTAAATTAACATTTTCATCCGGTTTGAATAATGGTGCTCGCTCGCTTTTGCTAAATGCTTGGCTCCCAGACCCTTGTTTTGTATCTAAAATTCCCTCCGAAGTACTATAATTATTGGTTGAGCCGCGTATTTTAGCACCAAAAAAAGGCTCCATGTTATTATGTTTAAAATTGTTATTGTCAACTACCATACCGTTCATAAGCTGTACGTTATTACTTGTTTTATTCGTATGTGTTTTGAAAAATGTATCAGTATCTTGATTAGAATTGTTATAACTATTGTTTGGTTCCATCATCGCGGTTTCAAATTGCTTCGCGTGTCCACCTAATCCCATATCGTTATTAGAGAACCCCTCCCGTTTATTATTGGGTTGTCGTTTATTTAAAAATTGGTCCTCCTGTTGTTTCTCCTCTTCCTCTTCTTGTCTATTTTCTATATGTTTTTCTTGTTCGGATAATATGAATAGACTTCCTAATACTACAATTGGTATAGCAATCGCCGCCATTATATAATAATAAATATATATAAATATATATATTTATATAATTTTAATTTAATTGAATGTCATAATCACTTTTTATATTTGTTATTGATTACATAATAATCTTTTTCTAACATTCTAGAGGGAATATTGTTATTGAAAGGTATAGCAACATGTTCTTGTGGGTCCATCAATAAATATTTAAAGTTATTTGGTGTATTGATAGAGTCAATCTCTCTTACTGTCCACGCAGGATTAGTGGCTCTTGGTTGTTCTGTAATTTCCCGCTTATTGGTTGGATAAACATTTTGATTGTAAAGATTATTCTTATTATTGTGGTTTTGATAACTATTTTCCTCAATTGTATCAGTATTTAATCTTCTGGTTATACCCATTAAATCACTTTCAAGTTCTGTTTTGTTTTGTGATAAATTTGCACCCCATTTTTGCGGGCGTAGATGGACATCATTCATAAACTCTGGTTTGTCACCGGTTCCAGGAACATTAATTTCATAATTTCCTATATAAGTGGTTTCTTCTAAATATTTTTGTATTCTACATGGGTCGTCATGAAAACGGGTGAACGCCATAATTATAATAATATATAATATATTATTATAATTATTTATACTTTTTATTAATTACTTAAAACTGAAAATTTATTACATTAAAATTATTAAGCTAATGTCATATGGATAAACATGGTTACTTCTTCATTATACCAACTATAACACTAAAATTCTTTGGATGATTGTTGCTCTCTCTTGATATAGTGGTAGTTGTACTCCTCGGACAGTTGATAACTTTCCTAATCATCCAAGTGGCTATTCTGGAAAGCCGATTCATTTAGGCGTGAGACAACCTGGAAAATGATATCGGGAGGTAGCCCAATCGATTACGTCTGCATAGTTAGAACAGTTTCCTCTAAAACGTTTATTTTTTCCAATAAACCAGATACTATAGTATCCAATTCTTTTACAGCAGCCAATCCAAAAATAAAAACGTTATTATATCTTACACCATACGGTTCAGTATCATTACCTGGTATTACAGC